AGAGTTTCCAATGGGGTACTACGGGTACCGAATACCGGGGAGTAGGATCCCTTGCCAATCTAGACTTAATCTTTAAGTATCCATTAGGGATAACTTAGACATACCTAAACTAACTATAAAACTATAACTAACTATTCCTAATTAACTATAGATTATACTACCTATTCCTAATAACTAATCCTATAGTACCTAAAACTTATTCTATACTAAAAATGAATAAGATCTGATGATTCTAAACATACCAAAAAAATCCTCATCAGTGGCCCCTACATGAGACTGACCATTGGTTTGATGGTTTCCAGTGCACAATGGTATGTTGGGTGCACTAGTTCAGGACACCTGAAGGCAATAGATCTTCTAGCCTCATTGTAAGTGTCTTCTCCATGCAAAGCCAGTTCATAGTAGAAGCAATTTAATTGTTCCTGAAAATGTCCCTTGGTCCACTGAATTCTATCCATCATGCTGTCAATGTCCAATGCCCCAACAATTTTAGGTAGCCAATCCAATTGCATTGGGGTTCTTTTCAGAAATTTGAGTTTGTTCTTAAAYCTCCATTTAATCTTCCCTGATTTGTCTTCTGGTGTTACTGTAGCTCCAAATTTGTCCATGAACCATTGTTCAATCCCTTCCAGTCGGTGACACTGGTCCACACTAATCACACAATCATCCCCATAGCAGACGACATAAGTCTTTGTAATGTCATGACCCATGTCAAGAAGATATGTTTTGCACATGAGGAGATTGCAGATTGTGTTGATCATTGTGGTCCATGGGCTACCTGATGGCATTGAACCTCTCACTTCCCACAGTTCATCGCTCACCCTCTCTTGTGAGATCAGAGTTGGTTGAAAAGCTCTGATGACACTCATTGGATCTTCTGAGAAGCAAGCTACAACCTCAATTGCATGTTCCATCAATTCTTTACTTAGGGAAGCATCAAATTTAGAGTAATCCAGGCAGATGACATTCAACCTACAACTATCATAAAGCTCATCAAATTGTGTGTATGGGTTCATTCCTGGGGCGAATCCAGCCGGAAGTCCATTTCCAAAGAGTTGTCTGAAGATGTTACCGAAGATCATCCTGCACGCTATGGTGTAATCAAAAGAGCTAGCAGTGATGGTCCGGGTAGCACCCTTCTTGACTTTCTCCTTGCTACGGACTTCATCCTTCAAGTAAGTGGTGTATTTCACCTGGGGAGGTGCAGAATTGCCACCAGCAAATGATTTATAGAGCTTCATGACTCTTTCTTTGAATGCTGGATCATCAATCAGTTGTTTCTTGGTTTTACCCTTGAATTCCAATCCTGGTGAAGTTGTCCAATCAATGGGTAGGAGAGATGAATCAACCACCTGGTCATAAGTCATGTGATAACATGGAGCCACTATACTTGCAAGCTCACTGATGACATTGGCCTTAGCAACTTGGAAGGCGTCCATGGGAGGATTGAACCTGTTCATCTTGTGTCTGTCTGCATTGTGCTTTGTTATGTCATCAATAGGTTCTTCCAGTCTCTTGTCTCGATTGCTCAGAACTGGTGGTTCCACACTAGAGGTCCCATCATTGGCGGGGGATGGGTAGATCTCAGACCTCCGTGGCTGGAAATACAGCTCGGTGTTTGGCATACGCTGGGTTACGATTCCCTGACTGAAGTTTGGGAAAATTCTTGCAGCAATGCCATGGCTGCCATTCCCAGCAACATGCATACCCAATATCATTGGATTGCCCCCGACAATTCCAACCAAAACTCCACCACACCAACCGCTAGCTGAGTTCACCTGATAACGGTAGGCAAATTGTGTCTGGTGTCCTTGTTGGGTCATGATGTTGTCACATGGTGTTATCCTCTTCACTTGGTGGGCAATGAGGGTGCCTTTCTTAAGGAATAGCAGAAAACCATCTCCACTGTACACATCAGCATAGATTTTTCTCCTTATCTCTTTAAATTGATATGGTGTTTGAACAGTGAGTAGTGCCAAATCCTGAGGTGAGTTGTTGACTGAGATGTTCTCTTCTTTCACAACTGGGTGCTCCTGATCTTTGTAGGTAATAAATTTAGAGTCGTCATTATGTCCAAATGAAAGAACCACTTTTCCACCAAGGGCCAATCCGGTGGAACCTGTCTCACCAACTTCCACAAGTCTGTCCTTAAGGGAATAGTAACTTGGTCCTTCGCTCTGAAACTCCCTTGTCACTCTAGTAACTTTAGCCCTGGTAGGCTCGCCTGAATACAAGTTGCTCAAATAATTCCTGGCGGCCGGAAGAGCTGTGGTCACCAAAGTGGCCAAAGTAGCCAGAGCTGATCCCAAGTAGAACCAGCACTTGTTCCTTTCAAAGAAAGACTTGGCTCTGTCAATGAGTGAGTTTATCCAATTCTTAAGTTTTGTAACCGTGGACTTGTTGACTGATCCAGGTCCCTGTTCAGGGATGACTTCCACTTCATCAGATTCAAAAATGGCTCCTTGGGAGAAGAACTTATTTATGTTCTCACGATTGATGAGTTCATCCTCCACTTCATGGATTAGAATGTCCCAGTTGAGAGTCTGCCAACAACTCCTGCCAGTTCCAACATTTATTTCCCAACATCCAGGGTCAATGTCGCCATCTTTCATTGCTCTGTTCAGGTCTAGGCGGCCATCTTGTGTGGAGTAGAATGAGTGGGGTCGCACATGCAGCCTAATTGGGAATCTCCTCCTGAGAGCTCCTGAGTCATTGAGCACTGTTGAGTCAAATTCATTCTTGTTGGTTGTTGCAATCACCACCTTAGCATTGTACAAAGTTCCTTTGCTTGTGAGGTCTGCTTTGGGCACAATGAATTGTTGAGATGAGATCAATTGGCACATCAATTTTATGTCAGCTTCCTCTCTAATCTGCCCCAAGTCATCAAAGTAGTGGATCTCCTGTCCATTGTAGCCATCCATATGATCTGATCCAGATGGGTTACAGAAGACTGAAAATCCCTTCTTCTCCTTGAGGTGTTTGATGATCAGATGTGAGAGGAAGGATTTGCCACATCCAGGTTCTCCACTAATCCAGATACCAAGAGGTTCCTGCCTCATTGAACCAGCATCAACGCTATCAAAGGTGACTGACTGCAATCTGTTGAGAATTTGCCCTATTTTGGTTCCCAGATCTCTGAAGTCAGGCCCTAGATCCATTGCATTGAGGTCAATGATTTCATTTGTGATCTTAAGATGGTAATCTCTGGCAGCTTTGCTAGTGGCATATGCTTTGTCAGCCTTAAGAGTGACCAGGTGCTTATCAGCTGCAGCTAGAGACAAAACCATGCGATCCCGCACGGATTCCATTGCTTCTATTTTGTCTCTAGCGTCGCTGGGGAACAACTTGGTCCTAATCCAGTTAATGAATTGCTTCAGCTTGTCAACCCACCACTCTAGATTTTTCGCCACAAGTGTCCAGGTGTTGAAAGACTTGCCTGTGGCATCTGGTCCTTCAGATTGAAGAGTTCTTTTGCCCTCACACTTAAAGTCCTCACACTTACGGTCAGCTGCCTCCATCATTGCTCTTCCGGCTGCCTTGAAGTCCCCAGAGACCAATGCTTTGGCCACTTTTCCAGATATTTCATCAATTTCTGTGTCAAAGACGTCCAGCGTCAAAAGGATAGTAAGCATGGCAGTGTTGACCAAATTTGGAGAGTGGCAGTAGAGAACCAGGTAGCAACAAAGTCTACAAAAGAATTTGATGACCATTTTGACCACTATGGTTTTTACTTGTTTGGAGAAGAGAGTCATCATCACCTTGGTGACACACTGCATGAAGTCAAAGCCCTCACCTCTGGGCAACCCATAGACAAAAGCAGCACCAGCAGCTATCGCCATGACTTTCTTCAGCCGCTGGCCCTGAGTTTCGCCTTCAGATGGCACAAAAATCTTTGCCCATGTCTCACAATTAAAGTCACATGAAAATGTAACTCCATCAAGTGTTCCTGTTTGTACAAATGAGACTGCTCCAATTTTTTCTTCAGGGCTACATGGAATCCATCCATCTGAGTAATCTTCAACCATCACAGCCACTTCACCATCAAGAGCGGTCTTGACCAGGTTCTCTGTGTTGATATGGTAGACCTTGTCTCCTTCTCTAACTCCAAAGTGCTTGTAAACTCCTCTGTTTTTACAGACAAGTTGGACACCAGTGCCCACATAAGTATCAATTGACACCAGAAGTGGGATGACATTGAGAGGGTTGTCAGTGGCCTCCTTGAAACCTGCCAGCTCAGGAACTCCTCTGAGATATTGTGAGAGTTTTGTGTCCCCAAGCCTGTTGACATATAGCACGGCGTGCCTGCGCCATCCTGGATGCAATTTGTCCATTTCCCTAATGTAATCCACATGTTCCTTGTCGAATCTAGTGGCCTCTTGCAAGTAGACATACTTCCCGCCAGCGGGAGGCATACCCACCTGTTCGAATATCTCATAGCCCATCAGCTGATGTGAATGAGTTTCTGTGTGGATGGGATTTGGGCTCAATCTGCTATCACAGAGTGGATGCCCGGCGATGGCATTGATGAGTCTGGATTTGCCACAGCCTGACAAGCCGAGCAGGTACACACTCTGTGGGCCTGGGTTCTCCTCAATGTCTCCTCCAAGTAAGATGTCCTTGTGGTCTGTTTCATCAATGGCTCCCACTTCTCTGCGGGCCCATTCAAGTGTTCTCCGAGCCACTGAGGAGAGCTCAATTTTCCTCTCAGCAATAGATTTTGGTTGTCTTGGTGCTTCCCTAGACTGGTTGCTGGTGAACATTGGGCATGGCAAAGGAAAGAAAAATTTAGGTTTGTGAAGTGCCAAGTACACAGTGAAGTCACTAGTCCCCTCTGAAGAGACGTACAAGAAGCCCATAGAAGGTTCGTTTGGATCATCAAGGGGACGTCTCAAAGGTGTTTGACTGTACCATGGAGCTCTAAATGTTTTAACTTCACGTGGCGGTACCAGAATTGCACCAAGGGAGAATATGCTCTGCTCATTCACCTGAGAATGTTGCTCCTCAAGGTCATAACTGTGGGCACAGATAAGCATATTTTGTGATCTGTTGTGAACAGTGATGACAACCTCTCCACACCAATAGGCAAACCCTAACATGGCGGAACCATGTGAATGTCGTGGGGTTTGCAAAGGGAGTTTCATTGCAGTTGAAGCTGCGGTCGAGGTGTGAAAACCTTCTACCCACGCTCTCCCAAAATAATTGTCAATCTGAGTGTGTTTAGAGCCATGAATGACCACATCACTAATTTCAAAATTTGTTGACAGTGTTGAGGCTTGATTATATGTCTCACCTTCTATTGGTCCTTGCTGGATTGAGTAATCACCATAGCGAGGAGCAAAGAACTGCAGATCTTGCCCAGCTCTGACAAACAGTGCATAGCTAAAATGTGTTGTGGATGACCCATTGACTGCCAATCTATTAACCATTCGCACTGTGATGGAGCCATAGTTTGAATCGCATCTCCGCCTCCAGTTTTGATTGGTGAAGGGCAAGACTAGAGTACAAGGGGCTGATGATACATCTCCAGTAGCATAGATGGAATTCCGCAGTTGTGCCAGAGTGTAAGCACGAGATGAGTCAGACCAATCTGCGGGGAACCAACAGAGCTGATACCGACCACTGGCAAGACTGTTTGAATACATGACAAATTGCACTTCCAAACTACCCCTCCAATATTGGAACTTGTCAAACAACAATCCCAAATTCCCATAACTGTATGGAACAAAATTCATATTCAATATCACTGTGTCCTTGTCAGCACTGTTCAATTTGCCATATGCAGCCAATTGCCAAGACCGGGCCAGCTCAATGATGTCATTCACTGATTGGTCGCATCCAGCAGTTGAGTAATCTACTGCGGTTCCTTCATTAGCAATGGCCAAAGAGTCTGCCAACCTCGGGGCAATAGTGGAGTTGGCCAAATTAGCACTTCCTGGGCCGCTTGCAATGGATACCATTGCGGTAGTTGGGTTTTGCTCAGGTCTTGATGCTTTGCGTCTTCTCCCCTGGCTCACAGGCCTAGGACACTGGAAATCAGTATCCAACAGCTCCCCGTAAAGGGCTATGTCACAGGTAGAGGATGTCCCAGTACCACTGTTATATTTCCCAAGCACCAGCACTGCCACAAAGGCTTGATTCCCATTTTGTTCCAAATTGCAATAGGACTGATAGTTGACATATGGGACGGTTAGGGTGCCTGCGTTGCTAGTTCGGGAATCAACCACCACATGTGGAAGTGTCAGGACAGCTTCAGGGTCCCATTTTGTTACTGTCTGGCCCACCGTCATTTTGTTGTTGAAACCCGGAGGAACAAACACCATTGCTACAGCTCCACATGCTCCTGGAGGAACAGACAAGACAACTGTGAACCTATACCCACAACGCAATAGTCTGAAATACTTAGAAATTCCATGAGCCGGTCTTGATGCATCTGAGAAAAACGCTCCTGGCACTGACGTTTTGAGCAGACAATGTGTAACATCTGGATTCGTTCCCCATTCTGCTTGGTCCAGAAGTATCATTTTCTCATAATTGAGAACTGATGTTTCTTGTACCGTTCCACATGAAAAGAATGAGTCCAAGATTTGTGACGTCCCATGCGGAATAGATGTGTCAACCGTTGGAGCCGATGTTTGGATGGTAGAATTGGCAGAGGGGGTTGTAGTAAGATTACTAACTCCTTCAATAATTTGATTTATGGGAGCAGGAGCCAGATCTTTGGCCACTTCGGTTACAGCGCCTGCAATTTCGCTAATGGGATCCATCTTGCCTGAATTCACACCAACAAAACATAAAAATAAAGGAAAATTTGTGGGTCACCTTTCATGGTTTTTATACCCGGTTTACCTAATGTATAGTCACGGGCCCCTGATCAGATTTCTCCTTCAGGGCATCTACTCAGTGAACCCCCATGCTTCCATCTCCTCACCTTTCCATTGAGCTTTCATTATAAGACATGTTGGGATCCAGCACTTCTTCTAAGGTGAGCTTCTAGCTGTTAGTTCAGGTTGGGGTGGGGACCCCTTCCTTGGTAACAACTATGCCCACTAGCCTTTCGGGCCCCAAGGAGAGTGTTACCACTCTGTCACCCTTGGGCACTAGAAGGTTACTGGCATGTTTTATGACTACTAACTCTCCGTACTAAATGAGGCTCAGGAAACATGGCCTAGCTTTAGAACCCCCTTGATCCTGGAAAGCCCAGGGGGGGAAGGGCTAGGAGACCTTAGTCCCTACCTTAAAAAGAGATGATAGAAAAGTAGGAAATTAGTAAAGATACAAAGACCGCCCCTATAAAGAGGGGGGGAAAGCGAATGCACAGCCGCATACCACTACTAGTTACTAGTGTGGAAATGCGGCCATACATTCGCTTTCAA